GACTCCATCAAAACCAGCATCAAACATCAAAATACTTCAGGTGTTTGGCGTAAGGCTGATGTGATTGATTTCGGTCCTGCCATTGCAAGAGTGCAATCAGGTGAAACTACTATTCAAGATGAGGTCGAACGCAGATGGCAGACACTATCAGTTCTAGAGGGAGTTCAGTAGCACGATTAACACACAAGGCTAAACGCCTTGATGTTAAAACTCCTTTCTTCGAAACTGCTAAATGTAACAATCACCCAGACCCTGATTGGTTTTTTGATATTGAATCAGGGCATGGGAATATGCAAAAAAAGTTCTGCATTGGGTGTCCTGTAATTGATGAGTGCCTCGACTATGCTCTTCACGTTAAAGTGTTAGGAGTATGGGGAGGCACCACACCTGAAGAAAGAAAGAAAATAAGAGAAATAAAAAACATAACTCCTGCTATGCTAGAGTTCGGACAACCAGATACATTTGGGGAAAGGTTTCACCCTAATGCAAGAAGAAGAAATACCAAACATGATTAACGAAATATTCGATAAGTATGATATCGATGCTTCGTTAACAGTTGTTGAAGAACTTGTTCAACAGATGGAAGAACTAATTGCTACTGATTCCATGTGGGAAAATGCAGCGATTAACGAAAATGCTAGGCGTGTTCTATGTGCTGCAGTTGGTGTGATTGCGTTAAAATTTGGAACAATATCAGAAGGTATGATTGATTTCATAAATGAGTCTGACAAATAACGATGACTTTACTGCCATACCTAGTGCTAACTGCACTAAGTGTGGTGGTGAGTGGCTCATGATACCTACGCATTTTGACCTTGAAACATATGAGATTGACGCATATGGTTTAGAAGGTGCTTACTGCTGGTCTTGTGAAGCCTTAGTCACACCACCGACACCCATTGATACGAGATTGGATTACGAGTGATATTTACGCAGTTCATAATATCTGTATTGTTTTGTATAACCTTTTTATCAATTTACAGATACGCAAAAAGAAATACTAAAAGGTATTAGTACCAGTTACGTCTATCATGATGGCGTAATGCTTCGCAAGGCGTGGTGTAACGATGCTCAATGTATCGCAAGCCACGCTTTGTTTGCTCACTAATTGGTAAGCCAATCGGCGTTTTTAACATTTGGAATAAACCATAAGCAGAAGATTTAGGGTTATCTGCTATGTTACTCCATTTTGATTCTCTATCTATTAACTCATTTATACATACCCATTGTTTTCCATCCCAGCCTTTTATTAGTACTTGTTCACGAACATATGAACGTGAAACTTCTACTGGAACTTCTCTTTCAATCGGTGGTGGTATATCTGGTAATAAAATAGGTTCTCCTTACCTATGCTGAAGAATTATCTTCAGACTTTCCTGCGTTCAATCCTCATTCGAGTCTTGAACTTTGTACCCTTACGGGTACTTGTTGATGTTCGCAGTTCGCTTTCGCTCACGCTCACACCCACACCCTATACCCTGAGCCCCTCGCCCCGAGCCCATTATAAGCACATCTAATTTTTAGTCGCAACTTCCGACACAAACTTTTCGGTAGTTGCACCAGTGTAATTCTGACGTTACAGTTAGTTTTAGTGAACATCCTCCTCAAATGAGTTCACTACATGTAGGGCGTGCGTTTACTCCATTTCACACGCCCTACTTCTCTAACTACGATAATCGGAAGAGGGTCAAGTGTTAAAAGTTAACGGACACGAAGTTCCTGAACATACTTCGTATTCTAGTTTAACCACTTGGTTGTCTTGTGGTTATCGTTATTACTTATCTCGGATTGCTAAAGTTGAAGAACAACCAGCCACTTGGTCTATAGGTGGCAGTGCTGTGCATCGTGCAACAGAAAACTATGATTTAGAACTTTGGAAAAGAGAAAATCTTGATAGTTAAATTAGAATCTTGGGAGTACGAGTATGCAAGCACGATAGGTATCAGAAGATATACAAACAACTGGGGTAAACCTGATGCACCTTATTACAATCCTTTGAAGATGGAAGATAATCGCACAGCCTTAGTTGCTGCAGCGATTGGTGAAATTGCTGTTGCTAAAGCAATTAACGAATACTGGTCTGGAAGTATCTGGAAAGGTGCTGACCATAAAAAATATAAAGATTTACCTGATGTTGGTACTAACATTGAAGTACGCAGAGTACGCACGCAAGATGGTCCTGCTGTTAGAGAAAAAGATTTAAAAAAAGAAGGCTTAATAATTTTTGGTGTTGTACCAGTTCCTAAAGAATTCCTTGAAGTTGAAATACTTGGTTGGATACCAGCCCAAGAAGGTTGGGATAAAGGTATTGAAGCCCAGTATGGTAAAATTATTCCTAGAAGTATTTTGAAACCTGTAGAAAAATGGAAAAGAAAATAATGTTATCTATTGATTCATTATGGGATGATGCTTGGAAAATTGAATTAGATGAAGCCACTAAGAATGGTGAAATCAAAGTTGAAAATCTAAGACAATCATCTCGTACCACTAAAGCAAACCCTGATGGTGAAAATGCCACATGGTGGTATGCGAATGGTAAAAAGTTTTTAGACAACTGGATTACTTGGCGTGATAATTCTAATTGGACAATCTGGACAACACCTGACGGAAAACCTGGCATTGAAATTGTTATGGAAGTTGAAATCGGTGGCATATCTTTCAAAGGTGCAGTTGATAGAATATTTGTAACACCAGATGGTGAACTTGTTATTCTTGATTTAAAAACAGGTCAACGAACACCTCAAACAGATTTACAATTACAAGTCTATGCTTGCTTACTTGAACGTGTGTATAACGTCCGACCAAGTTGGGGATGTTATTGGATGGCAAGAACAGGAACAACAAGTAATCCTGTTAACTTGGATAAGTTTACATTAAAGAAACTAGATGAGATGGTTGCACTCTTCCAAAAGGCAAGAGAGCATGATATCTATCTTCCTAATTTCGATGGGTGTAAAATGTGCTCATTAACAGATTACTGTTATTGGGTCGATGGTGAGAAGCACTTACCATTAGGAACATTGGAGATAAGTAATGTCAAATGAATCAGCATTTGTCGTTAATGTTAAAACAAGAATCGGAACTATTGTTACTGTTCGTGGTAGCGATTTTTCTGAACTAAAAAAGAACATTGAAGAAGCAGTTGCAGGACAAATTGATAGTCTTGTTGGTGCACTAGAAGAAACTGTGATTGGTGAAGGTGCACAAGTTGCATACGCAGCCAAAACATTAGGTGCTACCGACATATCATCATCAACAGGTTTTGCACCTGTTACACCACCAAACTCAACAGGTCCAGCACCAAGTTGTAAGCATGGTCCGTTGATTCACAGAAGTGGTGTAGGTGGCAGAGGTCCATGGCAAGCATGGATGTGTGGACTACCTAAAGAACGCAAAGATGAACAATGCGACCCACAATGGATTCGCAAAGGACAAGCAGGTTGGGTTAACTAGTTCATGAGAACAATTAGTAGAACAGTTGGAAAAAATGAATCAGGTGGCGAACCATTGCCACCTGTGTTCAGGGCATTTGATTACATGAAAATTCTTCTTAGAAGAAGTGAAGTGTCAATGTTTGCTGGAGCACCAGGTGTTGGTAAATCAACACTTGCTTTAGCAGTAGCCCTGCGTACAAAAGTTCCAACTCTCTATATCTGTGCAGATACTGGAGCACACACTATGAGTATGCGTTTGTATTCAATGATTACAGGGGTAAGTCAAATTGACGCCGAACGCATACTCGCTAGTGACGAAGGCAAAGCAATCAACGAATTAAACAAAGCAGGACACATTAAATGGAGTTTTGAATCAGCCCCAACACTTTCCGATATTGATGAAGAAGTATTGGCGTTTGAAGAAGTACATGGTGAAAACCCACATTTAATAGTTGTCGACAACCTTTCAGATGTTACTGAAGGTGGTGCTGAAGAATGGTCAGCCATTAGAGCAACAATGAAAGAACTAAAATATTTGGCACGCGATACTAATGCTGCAATTCTTTTACTACATCACACATCAGAATCTTGGATACCACCAGTTGGTGACATTCAACCAATCTGTCCACCAAGATACACAATTCAAGGTAAAGTTTCACAACTACCTGCACTAATTTGTACATTAGGTATGACACCTAGTGGTGACTTGGCTGTAGCACCAGTAAAAAATCGTTACGGAAAAGCAGTTTCAAATGGAACAGAAGCAGTTTTCTTAGACTTCAATCCACTGTATATGTATCTTGCAGATATAAAAGAAACAGCATGAGAGATAATGATGAAAAATGTTATATTTGTTCATCAGTATGGTATTGTACGTGTAACAATGAATCGAATATAGGTGAAAGACCATGACAACAATACTTGGTTTGCAAAGAAAAGACCATTGTTTATTAGTTGCTGACTCACGTGTCACAGATGATGATGGAAGAACTTACACACATCCAGTAATGCAAAAGATTACTAAGCGTGGAAAGTTTTTGATAGCAGGTGCAGGTTTAACGCAACCTTGCGACATTATTCAACATAACTGGACACCACCAACACCTAACTCTGCAGCATACAAAGATTTATATCACTACATGATTTCAATGGTTATTCCATCAATGAGAGTGGCATTAACTGTTAATGGTTACATGCCTGATAAAGAAAGTGAAGATTCAGATTTCATTTTCCTTATAGCATTAGGTGGAATGATATTTGAAATAGATGATTCATTGTCAGTACTAATGCGTGAAGATGGTATCTATGGCATAGGTTCAGGTTCACCATATGCAATAGGTGCATTACACGCTGGTGCTACTTGGAAACACGCAATGAATATTGCTGCAAAGAATAATGTCTTTACAGCACCACCATTCATAACACATAAACAAGTATCATCAAAGTT